CGCCATCTGGCCAAAGCCTGGGCGCGTCTGCCAGTTCGGCGAGCCTTTCGGGCGCCACATGTTCTGCACCCACCGGCCGCGCTCCGCAGGTCGCCCCTCGGTACCACCGGCCAATAACTCTACATCGATGCCGGGGATGGCCATAGTTATCCTGCGTAAAATTCGGCTTGTGATGTGATGTAATGCGACCCCGCGGCGTTTCGTCCTTGGGTTAGATAACAGACCAAGTCCACCCGCTTTTGAGCGAGTTGGTTTTGCAGAACGGGATTCGCAGCACCATCGCGGATTTGGTAGTATTGAGCAGCAAGTAGAGCGATGAGAGGGTGCTGGTCTTGCAGGTCATCGATGTATTCGTTGAAAGCGGCACCATGTTTCGTCCAGTCCACGGTACTTGCTGGAACATATTCCACCCTAAAGAAATCTGTGCGCGCTGAGGCAAAGACGATGTTGCGCCCCGAAAGGCAATAAGTACCCTGGGAGCGACTGAGTTGCTCCTGGTTCGGGCAAGCTGCGAGGTAATACTGGATCTCATTACCGGCGATGCTGTCAATCTGCCCTAAGCGAAGAAAGCGCTCCATGCGATTGGTTGCTGCCGGGCCGAGTAGCGAGCCATTAAGGCTGAAGGTCTTACCCGTTCCGGTGAAGGTGTAGTGGGTGTTGTAGATGTCCGGATCGACAGAGTAGACCGTCTGGCGAAACTCTCGGTAGCCCTGCGCTAGGTAGGACTCGGCCTGAGCGTCGGTGAGGAACGTCTGATCTGTCTCATCGATCAAGGCCCGGAACAGGTCGTAGACTTGGGTCACGTTCATCCTTGCGCTCCCATTGGCCCGCTAGGCAGCCCCCGCTCCGGGCTTGCTTCGTCCACCATTTGCCGGTTCATCTCCATCGTACCCATGCGCTCGCTTTCCATCTGTGCTTGGATGGCCGCTGCTGGTGATTCCATGGTGACCGACATCTCTTCGACCTGCTCAGGAGGCGCTGAGCGCGGGAAGACCTTACGGTTGGCCAGCGCCTCGACGGCCTGCTCTGATGGCGTTCCAAAGGTTTCGATACTGATGTAGATGTCCCTGATGTATTCCTGCCGCTCTTCGGGCAGCGTGTAGTATTCGGTACTGCGGATGTAATCTCCGAACACCTCGCCGAAGGATTGCAGGTCGTCGGTCGGGAAGATCTCGATGATCGCTCCCTTGGTGGCCGCATTGAGTAGATCCTGCGCATGAGACATTGACTGCAGTTTCTCGCTAACCCCCTCGAGCCCTGTGCCGAAGCTTAGTTCCTTCATGGCATCGGCAGGTTGGATCATGCCCATCTGAACAAGGTCCATCACCTTCTGGTCACGGTCCTGACGCTCATCACGGAACATCGACCCGGCCTCGATGAAGACTTCCGGGTCTTTCATTAGGCTTGTGCTGTCGAGCGACTTGAAGACGACAGTGCCAAGGTTGTCGAGCATACGCATCATGCGCTTCTCTTTGTAATACTTCTGCATCAAGGTGAGGGCCACCTTACCTACATCCGCAACAGCTTCTTCTAGGTCTTCCTGGGTGACCATGAGTTGCTGGGAGTCTTTGCTTGATAGCGACTGCATTGCGACGCTTGATGTAACGCCGACCGCCCGCTTGCCGAGCGAGGTAGCGTGAACGCCGGCCACATCGAGCATCTCGCCGTGAAGCACGGAGACTTGATGAAGGACATAGCCCGGCAACGAGGGCATCTGGACGGGCATCGGCCGCTGTCCACCGACATCGTTATAGTAAACCTTCTCACCTCGCCTGCGCGTGATGGATGATGGTGGCACGCCTGCGCTCTTTGGGATCATCCACTTCGGGTTGGCGATGAGGTCACTGTTCTCAATGATCTGGCCACGCACTCGGTTGTACTGGTCTTGGATGTCGAGCAGTGGCTCGATCATGCCCATGCCCCACAGTTGGCCCGGTACTGGAGTGTAACGGATGAATGAAATAGGCAGCGTCTTACCTACCCACTCCCCTTCAAAAAGATAATCACCACCAAGAATAACGCGGCGCTCACCACTACGAAAGTAAACATCGTAAATCTCCACGCGATCTTTAGGTTGTGATGTTTGCCGAAGTTTGAACCAGGAGCCGCCCGCCGTTTCACTGGTGGCGTCTGCGGCGTTCTTGATCACTTCTTTCTTGTCAGGGTACGCCTCTTCTAGTTCTTCCCGATTGACCAGTTTGCCGTAGGCGACCCAGTTGCACTGATCGGCGTCGTCAAGCCCTGGCTCAAAGTACAGGTCATAAGGGCTCACCACTTCGGTGGTCACCTTCTCGCCGTTGTACTTGGTGTGCAGGCCGACGTTGCCGCAGGTCAGTAACCACCTAATGGAATCGACAAGCTTGCGCTTCATCTTATCGTTGTTCCAGTAGTACCGAAGAGCATACTCGCAGCTTTTCGCCTTGATGATATCCTCGTTGGATTCGGTAGCTGGAAGAACGGTGCATGATGGGTAGGCTAGCGTCATACGCGCCTGCACGTTGCGGTAGATGTTGACGATCAGGTTAATGGTCACCTGCATTTCGTCGGCACCTGTGCGAACGAAGTTCTGTTTCACTTTGTCGTATTTGACATGCTGCTTACCTTGCAGGAACAGCAGGCAGAGATCCCACGCCCTCGCGTACTTCTGGCGATCCGACCGACATTGTTCGATCTGGTCACTAAGTTTACCTGCGTCAGGGATCTTCATGGTTACTCCCTACGAGTAGTTCAAGTTCTGCTTGACGCGCTTGGCTGCGACGCCTCGAAGCGACTTGCCTTGTGCGGCGGCTTTGTTGAACTTCTTCTTGCCGTATTTCTTGCGTCCGATCGAGGCCGCAATAGCACCAGCAGCGGCAGGGCTCTTACCCTGCGCCTCGAGTTTGCCCTGCAGTTTATTGAAACCTATATAGGCCATTACTTCTTAACCTTTGCTTCCGCTGCTTTGCGTAGGGCTTTCCTGTGCTTGTTTTCTGCTTTTTCAATGCGTTCATAGCGCTCTCGAATTTGGGCTTTACTCATGGTGTTTGGATTGTCCCTTAGAAACTTTTGGTAGAGCGGATGATCGTAATCTCCAAACTCATCAATGTCCTCTAGGGTTACCGTTCCGGCCTTCACCTTCTTTTCATACTCATCAAGGCCGCTGCTCTTGCGGTAGTCTTCGTATTCTTTGCGGTCTTTACGCTCCTGGTCCAAGAGGCGGCGTTTCTGCTGATACGAAAGGCTTGACGTGTTTCCGATGCGCTCAACGTCGCGCTCCATTTGCTCTTTTGTTAACTTGGGCCGCTTTTTAGGCTCTTGAACCACCCGCATCTTGAAGCCCGGTTTCTTCTTCTCAGCCATTACTTCTTAACCTTTGCTTCGGCGGCTTTGTAGAGATTGCCGATGATATTTGCGGTGGGCGATCCAGGGTTCCGCTTTGTTATGGGCGCCTTATCGCGCGAACCAAAAATGGATGGGTCTATTTTATTCATTTCTGTTCTTACGATTATCTTGAACCTCTTAAGCTCCTTGCTGTCTCCCTTGAGCAGGCGGAAGTCGCTGTGTTTTTCCATGGCTTTTTCCGACATAAACCCCCGAATACCGGGCCGGTTGTGAAACAGCTTTTTCAGGCTAGCAATGGCCTGCTTCCTAACCTTTTCAAACCGGTCCCTTCGGGCGCTTCCTGGCTCACCTTGAACATTCACGGGCGCTTTTACGGCCATAGTTTTACCTGTGTGACTTTCCGGTCCTGTCGAACCTGCGACGCATCCGATCTTCCCTCGCTGCGTCTTCCATTTTCATCATGCGTCTTGGGGTTGTGCGGGGTGCTTTGGGCGCAGACTGAGACGATGCTGGTCGCCAAGGACTGGCGTCGGCTCCGGTACGCAACCCGTACTTGGCATCTGCGGTGCTGCGCTTGGCGGTTAGGTTATTCTCTAACTTCGTCAGCCTGTTTAGCTCCGCCACGTCACTCTTTGTCATTCCGGCCGCCTTCTGCGCTTTGGTGTCTAGTCGGTAGTTTGGGGTTCCCTTTGAGGCGGTCGCACTGTCGTAACCGGGACGATACTTACCTATGATCCGGTCTATCGATTTACTGGTTTTGTTTAACTTACCCGAAAGCTTCGTGATGACCGCCTTGCCTTCTTTGACTCGGCTTTGTGAGCGCTGCTGCGTTAGTCTCGATGCCAAGCGCTTGGCGGCCTGGACAGCTTCGTGGGCACGAACAGACGGGTGTGCCTTGATGTGCCTCCCGCCGCCACCACCAGTCGAACCACCCCCGACTACATCCCCGTGCCCTAGAACAGACGATCGTCTTCCAGCCATTTCACCATCTCCACTTTAGACCGGCACCCACTGCCCATTCAGGGTTAGCGTCCCAGTCTGAGGTCACTTCTCCGGTGACCCCGATTTCAAATTGCTTACCGAGGCGATGAGTAAGATCCCCACGGACAAACCAATGATCATCGTTCCCACCAAGATTGAGATCGATACCCCCAGCATCCTTCGGACTAAGACTCTTTAGCCCTGGGTTTCTGGGGATGGCACCGGGGGGCGATGCATGCCCTCAAGCGCCGCTCGTTTCTCTTTCGCTGCGTCCTGCCAAGCGACGCCAAGAATGGCGCCAAGAAGGCCCATTACACTAGCGACGATTTCCTCGACAGGCATGTCCGGGCTAATTGTCCGAAGGATCAGAGGCAGCAAAGCCGCCACAACACCTAGGGCGATCTTGCGCCAACCTGTTCCACCGTTTTTCATCTCACTCTCCGAATGATCTAAAGATTTCTTCAGCGATCGGAAATGCCGCCGACGTTGCCGCTCCTGCTGCCGGGCCGCCATAAGCGGTCGCTGCGAGCGAGAGGGCGGGCTTGGCCAACTGCATAATCATATTCATTTGCTCGTCTTCGCCCTGCTTGCGCTTTTCTTCCGCTTTCGTCTTGCGAACCGCCGCTTCTCTGAGTGCTTCAGTGAAGTCGAATGAAGCGAGTCTCGGTAATGCTTGCTGGGCCATCACGGCTCTCCAAGAAGGTCATGGGGCGAGATCGTCTCGTCTTCCCCATGGGAGGGATCACCCCCCCACCATGACCTCAGATCACGCCAGATGATAAACAACAGCGTGACCTTGATGAGGTCTAGTGAGAGGGCAACCCACTCCACGGTAGGACTACTGCCC